GTGCCTTCATCGGCAGTCAAACTGACAGTCAGCGGATCAGTGTCGGCTTCAAAGCCGAAGTGCATGCTTCTGATCCTTGCCATGCCAAGATCAATCATGGGGAACTCCACAAAGGCCGTAATGGGCTCGTCATCGTCATCGTCGCCGGTCTCCACTACGTAGATCCCATCTGAGTTGGCGCCCAACAGGGTGCCTCCGAACGCCCTGCACATGGAATTGAAATTCCAGTGTGCGTACTGGCTGACTGCCAAGTTGGTAAGGTTTATTCTGAGGCCGAGCCATTCCTCTTCCACGTTTTACCTCACATATCTTAGGACATAGCCATCAAAGCGTCCCAATGGCTTCCCATAGGCTTCGAGGACTAGAGCCGGTAGCGATTCGCTTAATTCGCCGCCTTCGCAGTCCAGATAGCCGATCGCAGCCAATTCCAGAATAGCTAATTGTTTCGCGCAGTTGCCAATAACTCCGGCAAAGCCTTCGGCTGTTGAGTAAATAATTGGTAGGAACTGTCCCAAGACTCCATCGATTTCTACATCGCTTTGCGCTGCGGCAGATAGTGTTGGCAGATTGCGAATGAGTGAACCGACATTCTCTTCGTAACTCTCGCCCAAGATTGCGGGTAAATTCTTTATGAGACTGCCTACCACCAGACTCTCGCTGTTTGAGTCATAGGATGCGAGTACATCTGTTCCTTCGTCTAAATAATACTCGAATTCGATATGATACTCACCTGTAGTGTAGTTTATAGTGGAATTCGTGATCTTGTAACCGGTAATTGTCCCGCCCGCATCACTCGTGGCAGTCCAATTGAACAATCCCCCAGAATAGTATCCTGAGAAATCGATGTTAGTTGTATCATCAGGAGGATCCGTCCAAACGAGTGAGAACTCACCAGTACGATAGTCAATAGTGCCGGAGCCATAGCCAGTCAGGTTGCCGTTACCATCATCTGTGAGGTCCTGTCCCACGCCGCTAATCGTCGCGGTAAATTGAACCGTATTAGGATTGATAAAATTTTGCATCAAATACCCACTAAACTCTGTGGTAACGCCATCTCCGGTGGCAACGGTTTCATTATGGATGCCTTCACCATACAAATAGTATTTGATTTCAAATGAACTTGCTACGACTGGAGGGAAAGCTACCGTACCCTCCATCACAATGTTTAAGGTCTGGGGCCAAGCTCCTGGAGTCCCAATAACCTCGTTGTCAACGTGGCCAGGCATTTCATCACCTCAGAATACACAAAACATGTTACACGTTGGCTGGCAGAGTTAGCTGGAATGTAGATATCGTCACTGAGCCACCAGTCGCGATGCTAACACTGCTGAGATTCAGATCTGCGCCGGAGAGGCCCACCGATCCGTCAAAGCGTCTTTTGTAGTTAGTGCCATCGGCTCCCGTCTGGTAAGCATTGTCGTAGAAACGGAACCAGCCCGCTGTGCCATTTGCCAGACCGATTCCCTTCCACGTTTCACCGCTTGCTTTGGATATAACTCCACTCGATGGCTCGTCGAAATTGAGACCATTGGTTGATTCGCCAGCAGTGAATGCTCCGGCATCTACAGTAATTGAGCAGAGCTTGGTGCCTGTTTCTATGGCGTCTGCGCTAGATGGCTGACTTCCACTGTAGATGTCAATGATTCCGTACTTCATCACATCTCTCAATGATGCTCCATGGCCAGCCAGCTGGAGTGTAAATGAGCTTCCTGCGGCCTGGTCCACGACAGTCTCGCTCACAGTGATGGCTCCGGCGGCTACGGAAACTATCGTGAAGTACCCAACGTTTCCGGTGATGTCAGAATGGATCACGTCGCCAGGACGGAAGCCTTTGATCAAAAGTTGGTTCGCTGAGTCGCGGAACTGTTTGGACGCTGCATCTGCGCTGATGGTTGTCGCAGTGTAATCGACCTGATACCCGAGAAGTGCATTTCGTAGAGCAGTGCTCAGCCTAAGCATCTTTTGCCTCCTTTGCGGTTATGGTTCCAAGGTAGTGATGTAATGTCCGTCACTGTAGAGACCTCCACCGAATCTAGCTGAAGGGATTACCAAGTTACGCTCAGTGAGATTCTTGAACCCCCCATTGGCAATTCCGATGCAAATACCCCTCGGACTTGTCCATAAAATGAATCTCTTCGCCTGCGTCTCTTCTTGGCCGGTGAGGCCGCCCTCGACAATCACATCAGTACCTCGGATAGCAGGGTATTCGGCAATGGTTGTGATCCCGAGCTGGGGAGCATCTTCCCCAGCCAAGAAATAAGTTTTGGCTTCGTCTGAAACGTAGAGCCCTCCATCAACGGCTCTCATCATTTGTATTTCAGAAGCGAATGGGATCCAGTTCGATGCGAGGTTAAACCAAGAGTACGCGAATGGCTCCGAGTACCATATGACTTCACCTTCCGCGATGTACATGCGTCCGTTGTAGACCTCTAGGAGATGCCCCGCAGGCGGGTCGGAAAAAGTTTTGGTCGTGGTTGGACCCACATAATCTTCGCCGACCCAATCGACGGCGACGCCATTGCGGACAATGCCATTCTCGCTACCGTTGCTGTAATAGATATCATTGCCTGCCCGCACATACGACATCCTTGCCCCCACCTTCAACCCGGTTCGCAATTCTTCCGTGTCATAGCTCGGAAAAAGGCGATAGAGACTGCTCTCTGAGACGAAAAGGCAGATGTCATCAGTGCCGAAGATGGAGTGCACCGAACCGTCGAAAATCCGAGTGTAGCCCTTGCGCCGCGTAAGCCGTCCGCTGTCGTCTATGTCTACGTTGTAGGCTGCGGCTAGAGCCGTCAGACCGTTTTCCAGATCGGCTCTCAGCCGCGTTGCGTCAACTCGGTTGTTCAGGCCGGAAGTAGCTTTGAACAGAACGAGTCTCGTTGGAGGCATCAGATAAACCCATCCCAGTCAATGTTGAACATGCCCATTGATATCGGCATTTTCGGCTCAGGCCCGATGTAGAGCTTGAGCTCGGCAATGCCAGATTCAAACTCTTGAAAATAATACTGGGTGTTAGTCTTTGATCCTTCTATCCCATCTTCTATTTGAGAAAAAATCTGCTTGCATACCCAGTCCGCCAGAATCTTATGCAAGTGCGGAGGAACGCCTTCTGGTTCGTCTGCGTCCTCCGACATTGTTTCGGGTACTCGGTAGTAGTAGAGATCCAGTGTTTGTGGCGCACTCGGGATGTGTTGATAATAAAGCCTGCTCCTGCCTTGTGCCGCGATGTGCAAGATGTCCCCACCTTGGTCCGGTTGGGGAAAGAAACTGAACATCGTGCGGTGGTTAGGGTATATGGCGATCTTACGACTGATGGTTTGGTTGTAACAAGCGTACAACTCTCTCATGTAATCAGTGGGCAAGGGTACATTGTTCGGCCCTTGGTTGACGATAGTGATCGTCGCTCCTGCACCTTCATCTTGCAATGCCTCGCTCACGGTCAAAGAACCTGCGCTCGCTGCGCTAACTGTATAGGTTCCGTCATTCGAGGTACTACCGGTGACTGTGATCTCATCGCCCACATTGAAACCACCGGTGACGAAACCACTACCGCCATCTGTAATGGTTTTGGTAGTGGAATCAAAGGAGATGGTATTGGCGGACAGATAAGCAGTCCCAGCGTAGACCGTAGTTTTGGTCTGTAAGTCAGGCAATAAAACCCGCCCAGCCACGTACTGCAGGGCTTGGTTGAGTAGGTCCTGGATTTCAGATGGAGAGTAAGAAGAGTCTTGGACCGCTGCTTGGACGCGAGATATGAGATCCGCTAGGGTCATGCTGGCCTCCCCTCTTTATCCTTGACCAGCACGGGAGATAACAGACTCCCGCGAAAGATTATCCGCCAAAATATCGTTTTGTTCAAGTTCCAAGCCCAGGTGGCTATAAACTTTATCCCACAGCCTTTTTGCTGTGGCCGGAATGCTGTGATACGTCTGCGCCCAATACCGCGCTTCATGTTTTCGCCGCTCGATATCTGAATCAGACATGTCTGACAGGGCAGTCAAGCACTCCTCCAATGCCTCCGGGGTATTGGCGATATGCAACGCGGGGGGAGTTCCGTACTGAACTCGATACTCGTTCGTTGCAAGGCTGTTGGTTATGACTATTTTGCCCAGTGCTGCGGCTTCCAAGGCAGTGTTGCCCCATTCGCCGTATTTCCTCCCAGCAATGTCTACGTTCAAGGTTTCTATAATGATATCGCACGCTTTCATGCGTGCCAAATTCTCTTCCCATGACACCCAGTGGTTGGTGCCCTGGGTATTTCGGACACCTTGATACGCAAGTCGTTTGCTAACAGCAGGCTTCCTGAATAGCTTCTCAATGACTTTGAGGATGGTAGCAGTTCCTTTTACAGTCGGGTCACTGGGAAAATGCCCGATGACCAGTTTACCGGCAAGCGGTCTTGTATAGTCAGGTTGGATCTTTTCCGTGTCAACAGGATAGTAGATCAAAGTCTCGTTCTTTGCTCCGAGGCCGAGCAGATCAGGGCATTGGATGATCGTCGCCGAAGCGATGGGATTGAATATCTGATTGCATCTCTCAGGTGCCAGCCGGTAAGTAGAACCTCCGTGTTGTACCACTATCTTTGTCCCGTTTCTCGCCCAATCCCAGTTGGGAACCACCACGTAGGTGGACCCGATGAAATGCACAACCTTGCTTTCTGCAAGGAGCGTCTCTAGGTAGGGGGCCATAACCGTGACCGGGTACAAGTCAACGGGTAGGCCCGTGAGGGAGGGGTGAAGGGGGGCTTGGTTGGGGTAGGCGAAGGGGTGGGCGTTGCCCTTGAACATGATGGAGTTGAGCCCCAGGCTCCTAACGCATCGCCAAAACCGGTACCCGGTGTTGGCCCAGTCGTTCTTTGCCAGCATCAACACATCGATTTGCCTGCTCTCACCCATCAGGTCATCTCCTTGTTCTTCAAGATGTAGAGGATCCTCTTCGCTCTGGACTTAGCTAAGATTTGGAAATCCTTGCGTATCTTGGTGTCGAAATCTTCTTCTTCAATGTAGATATATTCTTTGCCACGACTTTTGGCCGCCAGCCATCCCTCCTTGGACATTACGGTAAGCAGAACATATTCATATGAAGACACCACGTCCAAGAGTTCGCCATAATCGCAAGGACAATCTTCGGCCCCCAAGTAGACCAGTACATCAGCGTCTGGCAGAGGATCTGAAAATATGTCTGCTTGGAATAAAAATGGAGCATATCCTATCCTGTTCATCAACTCTTGAGCAAGGGAGATATATTTAGAGCTTGTATCAAAGCCCATGTACTTCACATTGTTGAGATGCATCAGATGGGCTCCGAGTAGACCAATTCCACATCCAGCATCCAGGACACGAAAAAAGCGCCGATAGTTTGCCGCCAGAAGGTCCTGCAACCAAGCGATTGCTTCATCTAGGTGAGGCAACAAAACTGCCTCCGTTGCCAGGTACGGCGTGAGTCTGTCGGCCATGTCCTGCTGTGCCTGCCTGATTTCAGAGTGATCAGGGTGATAAGACCGGCCTATGATTTTTGTGTAGATGATGTCATGAAATAGATCAAAGTTGCTCGGGTGGAAAGAAAAGAAGCCTTTCCCACCCTTTACCTGCGACATGAAAACTTCAGGATGGACTGCAAGGATCCCCCCGCCGTCGCCCAATTTCCAATTGGGGTGACCACCACCCCAAAAGGCCTTCTGGAAAGAGGGAAGGCCGGTAGCTTGTTCACAAAGTTCTTCCAAATCCTTGTTGCTTGGTTTTGGTCTTCCGGCGATCTCGACTGGATAGAAGTGCCCCACAGCTGAGTGAAGTTTGATACCAAGCCTCTCCAGGGCCTCCTTGTCCTCTTTGAGCCTTTCTGAAACGGCACTTTGATCGGCGGCATCATATGCAACATTGATATGGAGGCCGAAGAGAAATCCTTCATCTTTGAAGTCATCCACCAGATCCTTGATATCGCTCCAGCTATAGTCGCTATGCACATCAAAGTACACAACAACTGGGATCCGCTTTTGGACTTTGTAAGAGCATTCCTGTTCCATCATCATATGACAAGTTTGGACATCATAGTCCACATCATGACGTATAATCGGATAGAAGCCATTGTTCAGCTTCGGATGGTTCAAGATAGCTGCGAGCCAATTGCGGTAAACTCTATTATAGACAGCCTGCTTCATTCTTGCCTCCAGATGAGGAATTTTCGGCAGCTGGCAAATCTCGATAGTACTTTATCGTCGCATCAAGTCCCACCCCCAAGTTTGTTTTGCAGGAGAAACCACGGCTTTCAAGAAAAAGGCACGAAACCCAGAAATCCTTGATGTCCCCCTGTCTAGGGGGCAGATAATTAACTTGTGGCCGGATCCCCAACTTCCGTGCAATGAGATCCAGGGCGTCCTTCAACTGCCAAGCGTATTCTCTGGCTAAGTTGAATACCTGCCCTCCCATTTCTTCTATCTCTTGGAAATGTTCGAGTGCCCAGAAATTTGCTTTGACGACGTCTCCCACAAACGTGAAGTATCTCGTCTGCGTTCCGTCGCCGTGAATGTTGACCGGTTCTCCCTTCAGAAGTTTGGTTATGAATATGGGGATGACTCCTCCGGTCTTAGGGCATGCAGACTGTCTCGGCCCATAAACATGAAAGTATCGGAATGCCACATATTTGAGTCCGTGCAATTGTTTCAATACGGCCAGATATTTTTCGGCGGCTAGCTTGCTGACTCCATACCAGCTAACAGGGTTCGTCAATTGATCTTCATGCAATAGCCCATCACACTTGCCATAAACCGATCCCGTGGAAGCGTGTATCATCAAAGCTCCCACCTGAGCAGCAAGTTCCCCCACCCTCATCGTGCCCTGAGCGTTGACATGCAGATCATAGGCAGGGAAAGCAAATGACTTTTGGCATTTCACGCAAGCTTCGTGAAAGACAACTTGCACGCCCTCCATGTCCTGCGGGGACAAGGAGGTGACGCTTTTCTGTATGAATTTGCAGGCTTTGTCATCCCACCAATCTTGCTTGATGTTGGCTAGGCTACCGTTGCTCAAATCGTCTACTACTACTACTTCATGGCCGGTTTTGCAGGCGTATTCCACCAGATGCGACCCGATAAATCCCGCCCCTCCGGTCACCATCACGCGCATCTCATCACCCCTTCCCAAAGGTCCAACATCTCGGCTAGTTCAGCGGCTTCTTGCATGTATGCTTGATGGCCAGCCACAAGCTGCGCAAATTCCTTCCACCATCGACTGGCTTCCATCTGATTCCCTAGGGTGGAATAGGCAATGGCTAGGTTTGAATAGGCAATGTACAGTCCCCAGGGCTTCTGGCTCTTCTTCTCTTCCAGCAACGCCACAGTCTTGAGGAAATAGTCTATCGCCTCCTGGGTGCGCTGTCGTTCCAGCATATGCATCCCCAGATAGGTTGTCACCCTGGGATCGTCTTTGCATTCTTCGTATTCCTTCGACAATATGGCAAAGGTCCGGTCATGTTTGCGGCGGATGGTTTCTGCATCGGGGTAACCTCGATGCTCGATGAAAATGTCAGTCTCTTCCACTTTGATGCCCGAGGCTTCGATGGCTGACATAATCTCATTGTGTGCTCGACCCCTATAGCGAAGGCCGGGCAGGTTTGGAAAAACTCTGACCTGGCGATAGATGGCACTCGGAGAATAAAAACCGGGGTTATCGACGTAGAACAAGAAAGCTGTCTGCCCGTCCATCTTGGACTTGAGATCAACGACTTTCTGCGCGTTAGTCAAATCCATTCGGTCATCTGCATCCAGGATCATGATGTGGTCACAAGTGGCTTGTGCTATGCTGAAATTGCGAGCAGCAGAGAAGCTATCAGTCCAGACGTAGTCGAAGATTCTTGCGGACTTACAAGCGTCTTTTACGACTTGCTTGGTCCCATCACGTGATCCTGTATCCACGATAATGACTTCATCGGCGAATGGATAAATGTCTCTCAAGATATAGCCGACGTTGTTTTCTTCGTCTCGCACAATCATGCACACGGACAATCCTGGCGTCATCAAGGCACCTCTTGTCAAAGAAAGGCCCTCTGGGTCCGCTATCATGGCAGACCACAAGAGGGCCTCGTGTAGAAGAGAGCCATAGGCTTTTGCTCCGGCTCTAATAGCCTATGGCCATAAAGTCGATGTACTCACAGCCTNCCGTGTGTATCACGGTTACTGCACTGCCATCGCACGGTAACGATTCATTGAGCGTTACGGCATCTGCGACGACGCTGGAACTCCTTGGGGTGAGAACGATCATCTCGCAACTTCTCAGGCCAGTGTCGATTTCTCCACCTGTGCCTGAGCCAGTGGCAGTTCCGATGTGGACTCTTTTGTTTCCGAAGACGGTCCTCACTCTAAGCTGGCTGGTAAGCGCTGCCATCTTTGGCCTCCTGTGGTAAGTGACAAGGCAGAGGGCCGTCTCCCTCTGCCCCGTCAGTGGTTATTATCTCTCCATGTCATAGATGACAGGGAAGGCGTGCCTGGTATAAGCCGATGCCGTGTTCGCCAAACCCGCAAACCTAGCTATGATCGGGTTGTGCGGGTACATGGTGATACTGGAATCGTTGTACGGGAACAGGTAGCCCGGACTGACCGAGAGTGCAAGACCTTGGCCCGGACTCAGAGTCATGGTAGCCATGGCCTTCCTGCTCTTGATGCGACCCGGCCCCTGGCCCTTGGTAAGGATCCAGAAGTAGCTCCCGCTATCGACGTTGATCAAGGGAACTCCTACAGGTACGACTCCGGCAATGGCTGCGCTACTCGCCCCACTTGACTGATCGACACTTGCCCACAGGTTGGGCTGGATTCGGAAATAGTCGCTCGTGGTCAATGCTTTCACAAGCGGCTCTTCGAGTACCAACGTCAGGGAAGTGTCGGTTGCCCCGAGGGCACTATTCCACGCGATGGGATAGGAGTAGCCATCCGGGGCACTATCGACTGTCGCCCCCTTGGTGACGATGAATAGACCGCCCTCCAACTGCCCTTCTGACAACGTACCCCCGGCAGCGACGGTCACAGTGAAGCTTTTGCTGCCGAGTGCGACTGCCGGGCAAGCCTTGTAGAGCCAACCGCTAGCGGGAGGGCTAGCCACGCACATCTTGCCTGCCACCAAGTCAGCACCAGCCTTAGCGTAGTGAAAGACTCGCCCATCCCATAGCTCTCGTTTTGCACCTAGCCGTTCCTTCTTGGTGGTGCTCGCTTCGTAGATACCCTGAAAAAACCCTGTTCTCTTGACTGGACTGCTCATGTCGTCTCTCCCTCTTGCGAGTAGCCCCCCGCTTCCTGGAGGGGGGGAGAAGAGCTATATGTCATCAGCTCAGATTGGAATGCGCGATATGGGCCTTTCTGTTGTTGCAGATCGTGTTGCCGTCGCAGAGGATCTTCATGGTCTTGTCCTGGGGCGAATCGGCAATGATCTGCCACGGCGTCCTGACGAAGTACCCATTCTGGTGAATGGCGTAGCCAAAGTGATTCGAGTTGAGGGCAATGGCATAGCCACTCGGGCAGAAATCGTCAGGGAAGATGTCCTTGCCCTCGAAATAGAGACCAGTGAAACCAGCCTTGACGGTCTCCTTGCCGTCTGTGAAACGCTGCTGGACCTGCAAAATGTCGGCGATGACGTTCCACAGTGTTTCCGTGGTCACCACCAAGTCCGGCTTCCCTCCCGCCCCATCCCTCACTTTGGCGGTAGTGGCCATGGTGCGAAGGACGTTGAGAGTGATATTCTCGGAAGTGGTAGTGCGTCTTCCCACCCACGGCTTGGTCCCGTCGGCGGCAACTAAGTCATCCTCCGCGATGCCCCCGTACGCGACAGTGGAACTGGTATTGCAGCAAGCAAGCAGACCAGTGAATCGGTTGCTCGCATTGCCTATGTCGTCATACAGACTCTCGGCGAGGACTTTGGTGATACTCTTCTGGGCACCGGAGACTCGTTGAACCACGAGTTGGACTTCCGCGTACTCCCCCGAGTTTTTCAGGTCATCGATTCGATAGATGGTCGCATTGGCGTAGGCGTGCTTCCAGTCGAATCGTGCAGCGTTGACCGAACTTCTGTCGTCTGAAGAAAGAGTGTCTCCCTTGGAGTAGAAGCCAGCTTCCTGGCCGTCATATTCCAGGGGGATCCGAATGTGCTCACCTCCCGGGGGCCTCTCCCATAGGCCCTTTTGCTGTTTCATCAGATAGTTCATGAGGAAGGAAGTTCTAAAGTAGATGTCAACCGCCTTCCCCTCGTCTGCCATGAAGTAGTGTCTGGTGATCGCTTCCAGTTCTGTCAGACTGAGTGGCATGGTTCCTTACCTCCAGCGAGCCGCTTGCCGTCACTGGGCTTGTCTCATCTGCCTCAGTTTTTCGGCAATAGTGTTGACGAGCCCGCCGCGAGACGCCGTATTCTTCAAGTCATCATCCGGCTTGAGCAAGCCTGCACCAAGGCCGCCCGCCCCGAGTGTCCTTGCCTTGGCCTTCGCAGCGAGTTCTCTCTGTTTTGCCTCGGCAGCAGCAGCCAGATCCTTTTGAAGCTTCGCCTTCACCTGTTCTTCAATGGCCTTTTCGCGTGCTTCCTTTGTGATCATGAGGTAAGCACTCATCGCAGTGTGACCAGGGTGCTTTTTCATGTATGCCTTGATCTCCCCCGAATCCCATTTCTCTATGAAGTCGGGGTGTTCCTCTGCGAACTTGGCATACGTCCTGTCGATTTCGGACTCCTGCTTCTTTGTCAGCTCACGCTGTTCAAGAAGCTTGTCCACGTATGAAAGCACCTCGTCAGCGACTTGCGAAGCGAAGTTGGACAAGAACTCGATTGGGTTCTCAGAGAACTTGTCCAGAGCCGCGTCAGGTTTCATCTCCGTGATATCTTCATACTCAAAGTATTTCTTGGCTGGCTGTTGCTGCGCTGCTTCTCCCGACGGTTTATCTTGCTTCTGTGGTTCTCCGAGGGATTCGAGTTTCTGCTTGATCTCCCGGAGTTCGGCCTCAAGTCTCTGGTTTTTCTCGATCACCTCCTTGAAGCGAGGATGGTGATCAAGCCTGTCATCCGGGGAAGAGTCGTCGCCTTCCTTCGCCTTTTTGGTAGCGTCTTGTCCGGCAATGTCCTCTTCGCCCTCTGACGACTTCCCAGGTTTGTCCTTATCCTGCTGATGGCCACTTGGCGGTTCTTTTGAGATCTGTTGAGGCCGAACAACAGTCTCAAAGACATCAGGAGGATTTTGCGCCAGGTCGGACGAGGCCCCGGCTTCTGCGTTTAGCGTCCCTTTGTCTGTTGCGTCTTCCGGCGGCATAGTAGCCTCCCTTTCATGTATTTATATCTCTGAAACTTCATCAAATGTCAAGAGAAAACTCATCAAGGTTTGACTACCCCTCTCGCCCGAGCTGGCACGCCGAATGCCAAAACGAAGGGCTCAACATCATGTGTTACTATAGAACCAGCACCGACAAGAGCGTATTCACCAATTGTGATGCCCGGAAGCAGAATGACACCCGCTCCGATAGTGGCTCCCCGTTTGATGAGAACACCCTGTGGTTCTGATTTTCTAAAAGCCCTCGGACGAGAAACATTGCAGCAGGTTACACGAGGGCCGATGAAACACTCATCTTCAATGATTGCACCTTGGTGGCCCACGAAGAAAAAAGATTGTATCTTAACGTTCCTGCCGATCTTTACCCCTCGACCCACAAATGAGTGTGAGCCTACGGTAGTTCCATCTCCGATCTCCACATCTTCACAAATCACCGTGTAATCATATATTTGCGCGGTAGGTGCTATCTTGGGATTCATCTGCGCCCTCGTATCGGTTGAAACTGACTTCTCCGCTGGCAGCACCGATTGGGTAGACTATGCTCCTGATGGCCTCTGTTACTTTGACCCCGAGTCTGGCCTGCTCGATGCCAAATCCTCGGCCAGCGAGCGTCCGTTCGTAGACTGTTGTATGAAGGTTTGTGAATTCTTTCTCGGGAAAGTCGTAATTTTTGCCATCAATAACGAAGAGACGTTGTCTTTTTTCGTCCGATCTGATTGAAAGTCTCCACGTCACAGTGGCGGTGTGCAACTCCAAGACCCCTTGGATTTCCACATCTGAAGCCCGTTCGACCAACACTTTTTGGGGAGGGCCGAAAAGCCATACGGCGAGGTCAAACAGGTGGATGCCGATATTTGTCGCCAGTCCCCCGGACTTGCTCACATCGCCTTTCCAGGAAGCAGCGTACCAGTTGCCACGGGGCGTTACGTATTCCACCCTCACGACATGGTGGCTTTTATCAAGGGCGAATTTCTCTTTGAGTTCTTGTGCTGTNGGATGGCACCTGAGTTGGAGAATCGTGTAAACGTCTCTTCCATGTTCGTTCTCCAGTTGCTTCAACACATTCAGGTTGCGCTCTCTCACCACGAGCGGCTTTTCACAGATTGCATTTGCCCCGATGCGCAAGGCGTACCTGCAATGAGCGTCATGCAGGTAATTCGGGGAGCAAATTGACACGTAATCGATTTGAGTTCCGTTCCGTATCTGGTGGGACACGAACCTGTCAAACCTCTCGAATTCAGTGAAGAAATGGCAATCAGGGAAAAAAGAATCCAAGATACCCACGCTGTCATGCGGGTCCAAGGCAGCGACAAGATTCCCTCCGACATTCTTGATCGCTGCCATATGGCGTGGGGCCACAAATCCGGCTGCTCCGATCAACACAAAATTTTTAGCTGTCATAGATCACGACTCCCAAACAGAGGTCTCTATCTCTAGCCACCGAAATGATAGTCAGGAGTCTAATGACTTTTGCGCTGTCTATCGTGTTGATTTTCTCTGTAAGAAGAGTAACTACTTCTGCCAATGGCGAAGGACCCACCGAATAACTCGTCACCACATAGTTGGCCATATCTTATCCCTCCTTAGAAGACGATGACTATGCACCCCACATGCCAGCCTTCGCCTTGAGAAAGCCTGGCTTTCTCTTCCTTTTGTCCGGCGGGTTGGCATACATGGGCAAATCCTTCTCCTTTGTAGAAGCAAACTCATGCAGTTGTTTGTCGCTCATCTTGAGCAATCCCTTGTTGCGCTTGTAGAGCTTCTCGGGATGATGCTCAGCGATAGCCATTGCTGTCCTCTGCGCTTTGCTTATGGCTGGCATTGTTATTCCTCCTCTCTTACATTGAGATTCAACCGATGGACCTGCTTTTGCCCATCGGAATAGTTTATTGTGATCTTGAGTATGTACTTATGATCCGCTTGCCCTCCCTTGATGGTCACAGACAATGTATTGGTAGCGTATGCCTGCGCCTCAATCATACTGCTTGAAAGATCTGTGCCAGACAACTCCGTGATGGCGGCTGAGGCTGTTGTAATTGTAACGCCATCCGGGATTGTGGGCTCCAGGTCGAACGATAATGTCACTATGTCGGCTGGATCCTTGGTCGCTTCGGATGGATATATCATGTATTGCCTCCGGGTCTGACGATGAAGTTACGTCTGTTCGACTGAGTCACCACAAAGTCAAGGGGACACCTTTGAGCCGCCACAAAGTTAAGGGGACACCTTAAGAAAACGGTAAACTCCATGCTAGTATAGAATTTTACCTCTTTAGCCAATGTGCTCAGCCCATAGGTAAGGGTCAGCGCGGCTCTCTCCGCGACAGTTGCCCCACCTGTGAACCAATAGCCCGCTAGAGCTTTGCCCTCTATAGCCATGTAATCTTTTCCCTCGTTACCACGTCGCCCAAAGAAGTCACTGATCCTGTGCCTATCTCTACATCGGACTCATTTTTCACACTCAGGTCGCCTGTAACAGTGTTGTAGGTCATTTTGTTGGCGAGGAGCCTATATGCGCGAAGCAGCAAAGTCAAGACAGTCTGTCCGATTCCAGAAGCGTAGTCCCATACGTCAGCCGCAGTGAGCGTCGAGCGGGAGCTTACTGATGCGTCCAGTTTGCTTTGGGCTTCTCCAGCACTCCCAGCTACGCCGTGCCCGCTTAGAGCCTCATCCCACACGGCATCTGCAATGTCTCCGGCAGCAGGTGGCGCTGTAGCCAGGGAGTAGCCGGTCTTGTCATTGTTGGTGCCTACAGTTACGATCTCCCCATCTAGCGTGGCAACGACATCGCTCCCTGAGAAAGTCAGCTTGTCGGTCTGGCTCTTCACGGCGGAGATGGCGGCATCCAGGTTCGTCTTGACCTTCACTCCGATAGAGTTCGATGCCGCAATAGCACTCTCCAGCACATCCCAGACGGATAGGGCCAGAGAGGTAGAGAATGCACTGAGAGTCCTGGTGCTATAGGCCCAGATGTCGGATACCAAGGTGCCAAAGCTTGTGAGGGTTCTGGTCGTGTAGTCCCAAACATCCGAGGCTGTGAGCGTAGATCGAGAGCTTATCGCGGCATCCAAATACCCGGCCTTTGTGTCCGTCCAGGTAGTGTTGGAGAGAGCTGTTGAGGCAGGGGCCCTGGAACTCACTGTTGCATCCAGACGGTTCCCGAGGATGTAACCGGCAGTCCCGGAGCCATAAGCCCCAGGCAGGGATGTGGACCAGGGGTCCCCGGCACTGCCAGCGGCATTCAAAGCGGCTCCCGTGCTGCCAGAGGTCAGATGCCCGCTCAGAGCCTCATCCCACACGGCGTCCGCAGCCCCATCCGCAGTGAGTGTCGAACGGGAGCTTATGGCTGCATCCAGATACCCAGCCTTGGCGTCGGTCCAGGTAGCGTTGGAGAGAGCTGTTGAGGCGGGGGCCCTGGAACTCACCGTGGTGTCAAGGTTTGCGCCCAAGTCCCTCGCCGTTTGAGCAGTGCCCGCAACCTGCACAACATTAACGCTGGCATAACCAGATCCAAATTTAGCATCATACTCTTGTTGAGACATCACCTCAAACTCATGCCACACTGGCAGAGCCCCAGTCATATTGACTGCAATAACCATTCTACCAATGGTGTCTGTATCTGTTGCGTCTAAGGTGGCATAGTAATAGCCATTGGCAATATGTGTTGCCCCCCCAGAGTTCTTACTAGAAAAGGTAGTACCGTTGTGTTTGTTGATCTTGATATCTGTATTGGCTATCGAAAGGCCAGTCTCCGGCGTCTTTCCATCGGTATCATCAAGAAAAGGCCCGAGCAAAACAGTCTGATCCGCGGTAGAATATCTCAATGGTAGACTCATCAGGAGACCCTCCTGTTACGATAGTTCCTCATTAACAGTGGCATACCCGGCCCGCTGGGAGGAGCGGTTACGGTTCCGAGCAAGTAAAAATACTGAGTTGTATAACCCCTTGCTATCTGACAATACCCGCTACTGTCTAGTCCGACTATAGCCCATGCATGGTCGGTAGAGCCGGTCTGTGTATATATGCCAAGGGTATCCCCTTTACGCCGAGCTCCCCAGTTGTAGTTTGCCGTTACAACCTCAAATACTGCACCACTCGAGTTGGCGTCAACATAGACATCCTGCCAGGATCCCGTAATGCTGGGAGATTTATCCTGGCCATTCGTCAGGAATGAACCGCCGCCGGATTTTATATAACCCACCAGCAGAGGCGTTTGATAAGTGATCTCGCCATAGTAGATGCCAATTTTGTTATCACTGCTCATTCCAACTATAAATCCATTGGCTTTACCCCCCTGGGTTCTGTTATCGGAACTACCATATTTCCTAGCACCTTGCAAATAGGAAGCAGATGTTCCTGAATGCTTCCAGTAAATGATAGCCGCTATAGCAGTTTCGCCCTCGGTAATATACGAAGACAAATCAATCGTATACCAACCCGTGCCAGGGCGGGGTAAGAGAATAGGGGTGAATAATGTTGAATCAGCACTCGTGAAATAACCCACTAAGTAATAGTAAATTCCAGCATAGTCTTTGTATAGATCTATTTTCTGGCTGGAAGTAAACATTGGAAGCCAACAGTGCGTCCTGCTCAAGTGAGTAATATGATTTAGTGATGTACCATATGGTCTTGCCCCCACGTAGTATCCAGAAACATTAGTATTCCAAGCATGAACGATTACCCCTGTGGCGTTAGAGGGGATATAAGCGGAAAGGTCTACAGTCTGCCACCCAGTTGTTCCAGGCGGGGTTATCAGTACTTCAGCAGACAGGAAGACAGGCATTGGTTTATTGCTCCTCAGCTTCCTGCCATTCTTGTTTCTTCTTCTTGAGCACGCGCCCTAGAGGATGTTCCTCTGAGGGCTCTATCCTCCACTTGATAACGCCTTTCTTTTGCTCAGTTTCTGGCTGTTGGGTCTGTGTTTCGGCGTCCGTTTCGGTGGATTCGGTGGCTTTCTTTTTCTTGGTAAAATCAAGCAGTCCCATTTCCGGTGCCTCCTGTTATTTCTATTGCTTTACTTTTCTGGTATTCTCTTAACGTTTTCTCTACCAATTGATGTTCGTTGACGGGTTCCGGCTTCCGAGGTTTCTCGCCGGGTTCCATAGGCCTCAGTCCTTCGGCAGCCATCCATTTCCGATAGTTGGTCCTCGTAGGATTGTTAAGAAATTCCCTCACGTGAGGTTTGTTGGAATCTTTGTCCACAACTTCCAGCACACTTCGTATCCAAGGTGCGTCTTCATTGGAAGCATGAACGGTAGAAATGCCAATGACTTTTCGAGCTTGAGAACCGCAGAAGGGACACGGATTGCTCTCGTTCTCAGGCTCGGTCAAAGCCTCGTGGATCCGCTGGCATTGACTGCACTGGAAATCAAATAATCGGATCATGGGTCACCACCTGATGTCGATAACGTAAGCGTCGTAGCCCCACGTCCGCTTCCATATCTCTACGGATTCCATGGGCACAGAAAACAGACCTTTTTTCCCCCAGGTCGTCCCCCAGGAATTCTGGCATAGAAGCCTGCCGAACTCAGTCCCACCAATGTAGCCGTAACTGAAATAGCAATGGCCCCCTACGATGTGACTGTCTTGCGAAGGAGCACGAAGTCTGCCGTCAGGAGAGGCATCTTCCCACTCTTCAAACCAAGGAGTGCCAAGCACCACTGGTTTGCCCCGTGCCAACGCGGAGCATATGCCCCGCAAGCCGTCAGAAACTCTGCGATATGTATAGAGTGGTCTGGTTAATGTCTTAAGTGAGAGCTTAGGAGGCGTGTGTGTATCACAATTGGGCAAGTAAGGCCAAGCGTAATTTGGCAAGATCCCGTTGCGGGCCATAAAGCGAAAAGCGTCTCGCGGGTAAGCGCCTTCCTCCTCCAGACGGCCCTCCACAAACCGTGCGCCGTTGTAAGCCCAGCGCGGAGAGGCCAAAAACGTTTCCTTGTTCTCCATCGCGCATTCCACGTTGATCACCGCCGTGGTACCGAATCCCACGCACGAGCCTTCCATGCCTTGATCCAAAACCGGGAAAAGATACCGGTCAAGGGTCACTTCTGTCGGCAAAGTGGGCAGAAGCGGGAAACTGTAGTGATCGTCTCGCGGGTCATAAGGATCTTTTTTCCAGCCGTATTTCCGCCTCATGGTTTCTCCTATTTGAAAGTCATAGTCCTTTGTTGTGGCGGCAAGAAAGGCAACGGGAAAGGCAAGGCCCCACCCCCGCCGAAAGTTCCCATCCCCCAGATAGCGAGCTTCATCATCTGCTGGATTAGAGCATAATCGTAATAACCCGGGATAGCGCAGACTTCCTGATCGTCTTTCATCGCTTCGGGCGTTGCAAGCCCAGTCGCTATGCATGCTGACGCGACTTTTTCGACAAGTAAGGGATCCGGGACAAGTGGGGCAAGTCCAAGGGCTTTGAGATAGGCCACCTGACAGGGCCATGCCTGGCATATGGCCTCTGCATTGGCTTTTATTTCATCAGGATTTCCAATGATTTCAGAGTTAAACTGGATTGCCTGCTGGTTCACGGTAGCGCATCCGGCCAAAGTGACGAAACACATTAGGGTGAGTATACCGTTGAGCTTCAAGGCTTTCTCCTCTCGTTCAAAGGCCATTGTCCATCGGGAACGTTACGACGAGATTGATCATGAAGCCTATGATCCATTTTGCAATCTGTCGGGCGCGGTCTTTCTTCATTCAGTCACTCCTCCAGGCTTCGCTTCAAGCTTGTTCATATAGTTGGCGACCGCCTGTCTCCCTTTGTCGCTTTTTTCAAGGTTGATGTCCATGTTTTCAAGCTGGAGAGTTATTCTGAATCTGGTATTGGGCTTTCCCTTTTCCGTTATTTTTTCTACAGAACAGCCATCCACATGGCCTGTCCCCGTCAACGCGAACTTTTGCCCCATCGCGACTTTCTGTGGATCAAGCCCGAGTCTGTCTAAGATGTAATCTTCACATATGTCCAATCTTGTCCAGTATGGGTAAGCTGGCTCTTCGTACTTCACTTCCGATGACTTTTTCTCGCTTTTGGGTTTCTTGAGTTCAACCATGATTGCCTCCCCAGCGTGCTAACGTGTTCGTATGCGGTTATCGGTCTTGATCCCTGCCACGCCTTGTCCTTTGGCCTGCCGGGTTCGCAAAAGCGGTTCATCGCTTCCGGTCCCCAAGGACGTTTCTATTTCGTGGACCACCTTGGCCCTGTCGGTCTTGAGTTTCTCCTCGTCAAACTTTATTCCGCCGAGCATCGTGTATTGCTTCACTTTTTCGGTGGTGATTTGTTCTTGGATGAGCATGGTTTGAGCTCGTCTGTATTCGGCTTCGGCTTGGGCCAGGAGAGCCTTGCTTTGGCTCTCCATCTCCATTGCACCTTCTTGTGGCGAACGCTGTGGAGAAGAAGACAGTATTTGGGCAAGGACGGCATTGAAGGAGGGAAACTCTCCCTGTTGTACGGCCCTTTGAAGCTCCTTGGGCTTCATTTGCTCGACCTGATTGATCCAATCGAGAATTTCGGGAGCCACTCCTGCTGTTTCCATTTTGGTCTTCAGATCATTGAGAGGCCCGAGGGCCATCCTACGCAGGATTTCTTTACGATTGCTCCAGTTGAGCTTTTTGAGCAATTCCTCGACATCACAGCCGCCTCTGTTGAAAATCTCAATGGCTTCTTCGCGTTCCTGAACTCTGGAGACTGGCATCGTGGAACCGGTCACGACAGTGATTCGACCCGGGAGGATCAAATCTTTGCCCGTTATCTTTTCGGTATAGATTTCCCCCTCATATTCGATTGGGATCAGGCGTTCTTCGGTGTACCAGTTCTGGGCCAGGGCAACATACATCCTGCCCCGCTGCCTGATCATGCGACTATAGTTACGAATCTTGCCCCGGAGCATCGTGGCGGCTCTTTCGATGAGGGCCGCGATAGCTTTATATGCTATCACGTCTCTCCCTGGACCTTGCGCTTGCTCCAATTCAAATTGTCCAGCAACGATGGCGAACAAATCTTTGTAAACGCTTAGGATGGCAGGCAAATCTTGCGGGGGCTCCGGTCCGCTCATGTATCGGATCGCATTGGCCGCCATTTCGTTTGAGGGCTCTATGACGCTTGCGGTATTGGAAAATTCCGTGCTATCAACGCCGCTCGTCTTGGGATTGATGATCTTCAGTCTTGAAGCTTTGTCTTTGTAGTAGGTCCACTGGGAAATGGTTTTATTGATTTCAACTTGGAGGGTCTCAAGCTGCTCGAAGTCGCTCATGCCCCAGATGCAGTTGGGGTCCGTTAGCGACGGCGTCAAGCTGAATGGAAACTTGTCCCAGAGGTAGGTCTTGCGGGCAAGCTCCTTTGGGAGCAGCGGGTTGATCGACGGATTGGGACGATCGTCAAGGACCAGATGCCCGCCGTTGCAAACGGTTATGCATCTGATGCAGCCTGGGTATTTGGCTTCCCCTGTTTCTTTGTCAATAGTATAGTCCTTGACCCAGAACTCTGCGATCAAGCAAGTTTTATGATCACGTGTTGGGGCGATATCTTTGCCCACCAATGCCCGCACCACGCCCATTATCTTGGCCATGTAACTTCCGCTTTGATCTTTGCCGTAGACGAGTTCTTTTCTTGAGTCGGAGATCTCTTTGATCCATTCCTCATCCGGCTTGATCTCCTCTTTCTTCTCCGGCCACCTGAGTATTGCCTCCCACAGTGGCATGGGTCTGTAATGGACGACCACGGTTGCTTTTTGAATATCTTCGACGTCGCTCGGATAGATTCCGAAATAAAAGGGGTCTATAACGGAGACTTCGACTTCGCCGCCCTCCTCGCCACCGATGTTGAGCAAAACATATTGTTTTGTCTCAGGATTATAGGCTATCTCACCAGGGTAGTATGAGACCTTTTCAATGGTGCATCCGTACGTCTCGCCCTGGATGATTGATCTTTCCAAAACACTTTGTTGTTCCGTTTCATTCCACCAGTACTCGCAAGCTTTTACCAGAATGTCGTATTGGAGAGAGTCCGACATTCCTATCCTCGTCACGTCGAACGTAGGATTGTTGTCTGTGAGAAGATTTACTGTTCGCTGCCTATGAGCATGGAGCAAATTGGCTGTAAGGAGGCTGACGTTTTTGGGATTGAGTCGCCAATGTTTGTTCTTGCCAAGCTCGTAATGCCTGTTCCATTTGTCAGCTAAGCCCAAACGATTCTTTTCGGCGATGATATCGGCGAGAATTCTAAAAAGAGCCTGCCCAAGCTCGGGATCATTCTCGGGCGGGATCAGCGACTGATAATTGTCCGTCTGGGCTTCAATCGTCGATTCCAGCCCCATTTATGTCTCCTCCTTCCGGTGGTATTTCGACGGTGATTTCTCCACGGATGATCTTTTTGTCGGCTTCACCCGAAGGCTCGAGCTTTGGCCAACCACGGCGACCAGGCGGCTTGTGCGGCCTGGTCTGAGCCACTGCTTTGTATTCTTCTGGGAAGTGAGCCACTAGGAGATGCCGGACTTGAGTATGATGCGCCAAGCCGAAAAACTTCCTGATATCGTGTAATGTCATGCCGCCTTTGTACATCTCCAACATCTGGGCGGCTTTGTCTACCGGAGGTCGTTTGGAGGCACGTTCTTTCAAGCCGAACTCATCGAGGTAGAAAATCTTAGTAACCGGCGAATCGGGATCCGGTTCATAGAGAGTCAAAAGAACCTTATCGGGTCCCCCCGCTTGGCGTGCTTTTTGAATGTCCACCTCTGTCATGCACCAGATCAGTCTGTGGCATCTTGGACAAATCATTTCCTCCCACGTAGCGCCTGGCTGCCATGGGGGCTGTAGAATGCGATCGGGGTATAAGGAAAGGAACATATCCGGGTTAACAGGGCGTTTCAAAGCGGTAAGATCAAGGACAGTAGCTATTCTGGAATGCTCTCCGGGATGCTCTCCGTTGAGGCTGCATACCATACAATGGAGATAGGCTTTAATCATTGATCCTCCACGGTAGAAACTCTACCTGCGCTTGAGATATCACCAAAAGCTGCTTTTGTAAAGATGTCAGGTTCTTCCTCTCCAGTTGGCTTAGAGGATCCCTTTTCTTTCTGGTAAACGATGCGCATGTCATTGGAGCCAATCACTATCTTTGCAGAAGCACGTCCCAGGTAGAAGCCAATCAGGATGAGACCAGTGGTGAGAGACAGAACTGCCAGTATGACGAAGGGGATGTCTGCCGCGACAAGTTCAAAGCACAGTTGGTGCATAGTCAAACTCCTCTTCTGTCAGCTTGTAATCGTGAGGCATCTGAATGACTCCGAAGTCTGCGGCTCCGAATTCCGATCCCACGGTTGGAAAAATTTTTTGGCTTATCTCTCCCTCTCTCATGGCCAGGAACTCGAACTGATCTTGCATGAGGGGTTTTTGCAACTGTTCGATCCGGTAGTCCCAGAAGTGCCTGCGGTCTTTTGGAGCTTTAGCGAAGATGGGCCTGGCCATGCAAATTTGGGCGGCAGAGTCGTATGGATGGTCTTCGGCAGTGGTGTCAACCTGTTCTATGCGAAGAGGATCCATCGGTAAGGCAGCGATTGTCCGAATAAATTCCGTGCAGTTCTTGTAGACCACGAGCATCGGCATCTTACCGTCTTCGCGGACTCGCAATCTTTCTCGGAACTGCCTGAGTTTGAGATCGCGACTGGCATCGGCCTTGTTCAAGAAGATACCCTTGTTGGCAAAGATCTCGGCTGTGGAGGGGCCTTGGCCCCCGCCTTTGTAATCTGGCTTCTTGTTCCAGCAATCGTGTCCGGCAAGTCGCAGGATGGGTTTGTTTGTCAACCGCACGGTAAAATCTTTGAATTCCATTAGCCTTTCTATCTGGAGTATTCCCTCTGCGATAGCCGAATCCGTCAGACGGATGCCCTGGTTTGGCTGGCCATTCCAGCCATACCATTCCCAAAACAAATAAATTCGTCCATCAGCGTCAACCCACCACCAGCCGATATGGAAGGGCTTACCGTAACCCCAGTCGAAGGTCATGTAAATTGGCGCGTAGGACGGGATGGGCACGGGGTCAATCACGTGCGTAGCCACTGAAAACTCAGGGAACGCCTGCCCGAGGTAAATGTTCCAGTCGCCATCCCGATATGCCTTCCTCATGGCTTCAGGAAGGGTATTGAGTGAATCCCAGTAGGACTCATCCAAGTAGGGGTTGTCGTCGGCTTTTGACGGGATGTAGGCGAACTGGCTTCGGAGGTCTTTGGGTTTTAGAAATTCGTCAGGGAATTTCCTATCGATCCACAGCATCTTCACCCAGCCGTGCCCTACGCCGCCGGGGTTCGTGCCTCCTACGAATTGAGCTTCGATATCCGGGAGGTATTGCCATCTGAGTCGAGTCCTGAGCAGTGAGAACTTTTCGTAACTATTTTTGGTGAGTTCGTCAACCAGGATGGCGGCGAACTCAGCACTGGCGTACTTGGATGGGTCGTCGAGGTTACGAAAGCAGATGACCCCGGATCCCTTTTCCGGCGGGAGGATCCAGCATCTTCCATAGACCTTGTGGTCATCGTGTAGTTTGCCGAAGCCTTGATTTGTGAATTCGACTTCAATTTTGGAGAGTTGACGGTCTTTGAGGCTGGGGTAGTCTTCGCAAGCCAGCATCACTGCTGCATTGTTCCAGCCTTGTCTTTTCATCCAGAGGAGTCTTCGGAGAGCATACCATCGCAGCAGATAGGATTTGCCGCCGCCCATCGCTCCGCCGTAGAGGAGAAATTTGACTTTGCCACTGTCGAGCAAGCGGATAGCGTCCATCTGTCGCGGAGTGAACTTCGCTATTTCGGTATCGAAGTTGCGTCTAGCGACGGTGGTTTCTTTGGGGGACTCAGCTTCCACTATCTTGTTCCTCTTCTTGCTCAGGCGATTCCTTGGGTGGCTCAAGGAAAACGCCCTGGTCATTCTTTCGCATGTCTACTACGGATTCGGCCTCCAGCAAAGCCTTAGGTCCCTGTGGCAGGGGAGTTTCTCTTGCGACGACCAGAAGGATTTGGTCTGGAGAGTCCGAAGCTAGGGATGGCAGTTCTTTGAGTCTGCGGATCTCCGCCGAGAGTTCGAGGGCTTGGATCTTTGGGTGCATTTCGACTCTTGTGCGTCTGATTATTTTGCCGTCGTTACCGATTATTTCTTTCTGTTCGATGATCCTTATGGTGCGTTGGTCCTGTTCGCTGATTTCGGAAAAGGGTTTGACTTTGAGCTCAGCTCCCTCAAATTCAACAATCTTTGCTATGTTGGACATAGCCAAGTTATCGATTTCTTCTAAGATTTGTCTTGCGTTGAATTTGGATGCAGAGGCTATGGCTTCATTGTAATTGAGCAGGTATTCTCTCACCTTCGGATTCTTCATCAACCTATGCGCGGCGGCTGTGGCAGTGATAGCTGAATAGCCAGCACGTAAGGCCGCTTCTGTCTTGCTCATGGCGGGGTTAGCTTTGAGGGCGTTGACGAACGCCA